TCTTTTAATTGTTTAAAAGTTTTCACAGTAGCTTCTCCTCTATAACCTCTACCAATTGATTTACGAAACTGCTTGGCTCTCACGTTCGTAGCCATGTCCATACCTTTTTCGCGCTTGCGAATAACGTCTTTTTCTTTTGAAATATCTTTATTGCCTCTTACAATCTTTGCAGTTGCAGAGTTACGTGCACGATCACTTTGTGCTTTAGCTTTATTATGATACCTATCCATTGCTGCTGGAGTATCTAATACTTCATCAACCGATTCTTTTTTTCTTTTTATTCCTACAGCGTGTATAGCACCTTTTAAACGGTTATTTGCTTTTCTTGTACCGCTGAAAGCATCATCATCCTTTGTTTTATCTAAATAAGATTGGGCGGTTTTTTTAGAAATTTCGTTAACTTCTTCTTTCATATCTTTAACTTTACCATTCTTTAAATGGCGCTTAATAGTTTTACCAGCTTTTGTTTGCATAGTTACAATATGACCACCATCTGGGTGAGGCTTACTATTGATGATTTTCATTTTGTCACGCTGCCCGGCATAAGTGTTAGCTTCATTTTTCTTTTGAGCTGCAATATATTCTTTTCTGCTGCACCAATTTTCTCCGGCCATATCATAAGCGTCGTACATGCAGCTTTCGTTTGTGGGCTTACCATACGTATCACCGCATGATTTACACACTTTTTCTTTCATAGAATAAGATTCATTCTTTGGAACACAATTAGGTACCATTTTGTTTCCTTTTTTCTTCATTCCAACTTGCTTATGGCTATCCCAACAAGCTTCGTCTGTTTTTTTCTTAAAGGTTTCAAGACCTTTTTTATCACCAGCAGCCATTCTGTCAGCTTTATTAGCCTGAGTAGTTGCAATGCGTTTCATGCCGCCTTCACTCTTAATTACTTCTTTATCTACAGGAACCATACGAATTTTAGGTTTTCCATCAGGTCCTACATATTTTTCAGGTTTTCTGTCTGCTGATTTTGTCATTTTAGCCTCTTACTTTCGCTGCCAGATCTTTGTCTGCTTTTCCCCATGTACCAGATGATTTGGTAACAAATGAATTTACTCTTGCATGTCCCCACTGTGATGGAGTAGTACCAGGTCTATGGCCCGTTTTCCATGCGGCTACACCTCTATTATAAACTGAGCGAAGAACACTCAACGGCATGCCAGTTTTTTCTGCTTTCTTTTTTAAAGAAGCTGTTGCATCTTCTGTTATATAAGATTTAAAACTAATCATTAATCGTCCCCATACATTTGTCTATATTTTAAGGTATGTCTGGATAATTTTGTTTTTGCTTTTGCATCACCAGGTGCAGGCTTATATGCCTTTGGATCGCTATCAGACATTTTGGCCTGTTTCTTAAACTGACGATCTCTTCTGATTTTTTGTGCTTTACTTAAACCAACATGGTATTTTTTAGGCTGAGAACCTGGACGGTCTGCGATTTCAGAATCTTGCTGTTCTTTTGGTACACAGTTAGGAACCATTCTGTTCCCTTTCTTTTTCATACCAACTTGCTTATGCGAATCCCAGCATGCATCTTCATTTTTAGCTTTAGCCATTTTAGTAGCAGTAGCAATCTTTACTGATTTCCAATCTTTACCGTAACGTTTCTTAAACTCGTCATCCGGTAAATCTTGTGCGTACTTTTCGCGGTCATCTAATTCTTTTGAAGTAAGAGTTTTTTCTTGAATTTTCTCTACGGCATCTGGCCAGTGTCTAGTCTTGCGATCAGAAGTTTCAACAATAATATAATTAGAACCAATTAAAGAAATAGTACCTACTTCATCGGTCTTTTTAATTATAACCTGTTCGCCTAACTCAAATAAATCCCCTTGTATAAATTGCTCTCTGGTATCAGAAACCTTTTCAAGTTGAACATGTCTCTTAAACTCAGTTTGCTCTTTAAGGTTCATACCTTTACGAACGCTATTAAATAAAGACTTAGCATCTTTATTTGACATATTTTGAGGAAGACCTTGAGTAAATGAAACAAAGTCATTTTTCTTAACATTTTCTCTTTGCTTTGAGGCAGACATGCCTTCAACGCCTTCAGCATCAGGATCTCTTGCGCCAGCGCTTATAACATTAATCTTTTTAAAGTTATAAAAGCCATGGCGTCCCTTTTGACCGTTATACTTATTTAATAGTATGCTAAACTCATTAATACGGTCAGATCCTGCTACCATATTAACATTTACAAAACCTTCATCGTATAGAACCGTAAGGGCGTCCATAGGAGTTTTAACTTTATTATTCACCATAATACTTCTCGCGTGTTTAGGAAACATCTTACGAGAATGTTTTACTTTATCAGCATAAAATAGGGGATTTTTATTTTTATCTTGAGATTGAGAGAGATAAATTTTATACGGATTTTTACCTGCCTTTCTAGACAGGACATCTAGTAATTTACCATGACCAATAGTTGGAGGATTCATTCTACCAAATGTAAAATAAACTTCACGTTCTTCTTCAACTAAAAATTGACTAAATGAATTTATCATTATCTACCGCGCTTTTTAGTCATCTCAGCTTTGCGGATTTTAGGCAAAAGCTTTTTAGCAACTCGATTGATAGCTGCTTTAGCCGCAGGCTTATCTAATCTCTTTTCGATTTCCTGCCGCTTTGCGAAGCTCATTTCGTCTTTAGGAACATCTTTAACTAGCTTTTTCATTACGGCTAATCTAGCTTGCTTACGAGCTCTTTTCTTTAATTTTTCTGGAGAAGCAATCTTACGCTCGGCTCGTTCCCTACCAATCTTAATACGAGACTTATACTTCTTAAACTGCAGAGCACGCTTTCTTCTTTGTGCGGCAGTTAAAGCCTCATTAGTTTCAGTAGATTCACCTGTATTACCTGTGGGCGTATCTTGTTTTCTTTTCTTTGCTGCTTTTTTAATAATGCCGTCTTCGCCAGGCATATAGTCTACAGCCATAAAATCTTTAAAATCTAATGGTTTTGCCATTTTAGTTTCTTCCCGGTTTATCCCATCCCTTTAATATATCTTTGCTGAAATTGTTGTATGAAAATTCCATACGATCAACCAATTTAACAGCATCACCACCAAGTGTGTCAATTGCAACAAAGCCTTCGGCTCCAGTTACTTTATATCCATTACTAGTTTTTACAAAGGTCTTAGTTTTTTGTAAGTCATTTAGTTTATTTATAAGTTTTAATTTCGCTAAAACTATTACTTTTTGTAATTCGAACATTTTTTGTAACGAGGTTTTGTTAGATGTTCCAAAAAATGATAGTATTTCATCAAGTTTCTTTTGTTGAGCAGCTTTACCTTTATCAGTCTTTCTTGTATTTATTTCTTTTTGATAGCGCTGCTTGATCCAGTTAATGAGGCCAGATACGTGTCTTCTTGTATCTGTAACGATTGTGCCTGTTCTGACAAAGGAATTGTTATAGGTTTCAATGAGCTGAGCGAGGGATCTGTTACTTTCCAGCTGTCTGAGTGTGGATCCCGATATTTGATTAAATAATTTACCAGCTTGCGATAGATATTCATTCACTTCCTCCGTATCACTTTTAGTCATAGTTAATTTAGTAAGATCACGAAGCATCGCATCCTGTGACCATACGTTTTTGGATTTCTTTAATTTAGATACATCAACACCATAAGATGCCTTCATTGTTTCAAATGTCTTACCTATATATGTAGTGTGCCAGACTATCCCAATTTTTGAAGATGTTATTTGTTTTGCAGCATCAGAATCTGCAGGCACTGCATATACGATTGTATTAGGATGAAACGTAATATATTTCTGTCCGCTTATAGTAGCTCTTTCCAGGTCACCTGAGCTATACAAGAAGTCACCCTGTACAACTCCTTTAATTCCCAATTCAGGCAAGTGTTTAAGAGCCAGTTTAAGCTTATCAGCAAGATCACCGCTAGTGTCAGCATCAACATCTGCAGCTGTCTTATAAACTTTGGGGTTCTTATTGAAGATCCCCTTTTTCGCAACGAAGAATACTCCATCATTAGGATCGATACCTGCAAAGACAGCAGGGGCACCATCCCACTTAACGCTAACAGATCCATTGTGTACACCTCCCAACATATCGCGTAGAGATCTCAAAGCCATAATAGCTTCTCTTGTTCCTTTTACTCCACCATAGATAACCTTATCTTCTATATGAGTCATATGAGTGTTTTTATTTTCAGTGATATGCTGCTTAAAATTTTCCATTAAGATGCCGCTACCTTTACATAAGCCGATGAATCGTTTGTTTTTGCGCCTGCTACATTAACTATTTCAGAAATAAAGTCATTTCTTTTAGCGACCTGAGAAGCATTCATAATAGCATAAGCTATATGAGTTACACCTAAAATAGCATGAATGAAATGCGCTTGGCCTGCTTTTTGTGATATTCCCATTTCATGCTCTTCCTTAGTATAGGTAGGATGAACTTTCTTTACCATTTTATAGAAATTATCTACTAAGAGTTTAGGCGGATTTTTACTTGCTAATTTTTTAGCGTTTTCTTTTAACATGGTATTTGAAGGCAGGTCTACACCTAAATGAGTTTTTGCCGAATAAGTAATTTGTGTATATCCAGTTCTACCGCCTCTTGCGCCTTTCTGAATAATTTCCATATTCAGCGGAGTAAACAAATTAGGAGCTCGTATATCTAATTTACCATTACCATCAAAGTAGGCGAATCCGTATTTAGAAGTCCAAATACCCTTACCTGAAGTAGTTTCTAAAGAAACCCCAGAAAATTTATGAGTATCTAAACTTTTCTTTTCTATATTATATTCTGATACTTTTGCTTTTAGTTTTAAATTACCTATTTTCTTAAGTGAAATGCCTACGATATCTCTGCTTAAAAAGTTTTCAAGAGTAGTTTGATTACATAACGCTTGACTTTGATCACTAATACGTTGATTAACATCTACGCCTCTCTTGACAGCCCATATATCACCTGGATTCCATTTATCATTCTGCATTGGAGGCAAGCCTTCATTCTTTCGGGCTTTTGATTTCTTTGCATATATTGCATTCATAGTTTTAGAACCGCGGTGAATAATATGCTCTTTACTTAGATATTTCTTATCTATTAAAGCTTTAGCCGTAACATATCCAGATTCGTGCCATGATGCATCTAAAACAGAATATCTTTCAAATGGCACGTCAACATCAACTTTGTCTTTATAGCCAGCTAGAGTTTTTACAGTGAAATGCGAGAATGGTTTACTAGATCCTTCTCCAAGCATCGCTGCTATATAGATACATTGTAAAGATTCTGCATCAGCAGTTTGGCCAGTCATACCTTGGCCTTGGCCTTGACCGCCAAATAAGGCAGACTTACCAATTTTAAGAGAAGAAATTATTGTACCGTTTTCAAGTTCAAGTTTAAAATCTTTTTCCGTATTATCAACAAACGCAGTGATAGCATCTAAATTATTTTTTGTATTTTTGATTTTTAAATCTTCACCATTAACATTAGAAACTGGCTCTCCGGCTTTTATAGCATTTTTAAGAATATCAGTTCTGAAATCAGTAGTACGAGCTTTCACTTTTTCCCACTCAGTACGATTCATTACACTAAACATTGATTTCTCCAGTATAAAAGATTTAAACCTAAGCATAGTATCCTCTTGAATATAATACGTGTATCTATTTATACTAAAAAAATAAAGGGGCAAATTGCCCCTTAAGTGTACTCTAACTTGTCTATGTAGATCCTATTTTGTTTTTGTAGGACTCTATATTCATATTGATCATAACCAGAATCTTTTAGATCTTGGTTAAGATTGTTTACCCACTTTTCGTATTCATCAACACGATCGCCGGGTTCAAGAACCCCTAGCAACGAGGGGTTCTTTTCATCATTTATAATTTTCATGCAGCCTCATATATTACAAAAGATAGCTTTTTATTGGGCTTTCCAGATCTACGCCATGGAGTAGCTCCATATTGCATACATTTTTGATAAGTGAGCCGTCTAAGATTCTCAATATCATTACTTTGAATTTTATCTAATACTTCTTCATTAGAATCAATTATTTCTAATACCAAATTAGGGATATAGCGTTTAGGATCATGATCATAATATCTTTTATCAACACGGTTTTTGGTAAACTCTTCAGTCAAATATTCGTAGAACACTCGTTGAGACATTTTACCTTTTACTCTAGAAATTTTAATCATATCTTTTACTTCAGTCTGGCCATACATTTTAAAGTCTGCGTATGATCGGCCCGAAGGGATTTCTATCAAATTACCACGGATTTCTTTTCTACTTAATACTGTTTTCATAATATATCTCCTTAAGCGGCAGTAGCGAATTCTACTGCCTTGTTAGCGGCGTTGATCTTACGCCCTTGATTGTAACCGAACCATTGGTTATTCAAACGACTCTCTGCACTACGACCTTGAACGTGGTCAGTCATATATGTAACAGAGTTAAATGCCTGCCACCAAGTTCCTTGACCAAACTCTGCACCAGGCTGAGTTTCGATATTAGAAGCTGCTAGCTGAGCTGTACGTGACAAATCTTCGAAAGCTGAAACAGTACGAGACTCACGATGTGGGAATACTTCGTTATAGTATTGAATCAGCGATTCTGTGTTATAACGACGAGTTGACAAGAATTCTGCCATCTCTTTATACTGTGCAAACTTTTCAGAAGCAAGTCCCATTTGCTCTTTAACCATATCAGCATCAAAAACTGAACGATGGCCAACTTTTACAAAGTTTTTAGACTTTGAGTTTAGAGAAAATGTGAGCGTATTATTGCATACAACACGAATGGGAGTAAAGCGAATATCAACAGCTTTACCGTATTGGTGAGGATTGCTAAACAAAAGATAGGAGTCAACTTGGTCTTCGCCGAGAATAGTGAAAGACTCTTTGATTTTTGCGAGAGCGAATACATTTTTTCCATCCTTTAAAGATCCTGCTACATTCATTTCCATATCACCGGCCATTACGAAATCTGAGAAGAATTCGAAAGCTTGTGTATTTTGTACTGGATTCCAGTCGTCACCGACCATATCTAAAACTGAACCGTCAGAAGAACGAACCAAAGCTTTTTTACCAGGAATTTTTACACCTGATACTGTTTGTACTTCTTCTTTTTCAACTGTCCAATCAAGGCCAGCTTTTACCATAATCTGTTCAGGCGTCATATCGTTCCGAACTTCAACACCAAGACCGTGCCAAGGTACATCACCAACGTATGCTAGTTGAGCTTGACCATTAATCATTTCTACTTCGTGTGCCATTATATAATCTCCATCATTTGATAAGTATATCTTACTACATTACAAACTGTTTGTACACAGTTAATTTAAATTTTTTTTAAATTTTTTCGATGTTTTTATGGGGATATGAAAGTTGGTCGCACAATTTTTGAATAGAATCGAGAGAATTAGATGTGAAATCGCATAAGTGATTTCCGCCGGCAGGGCCGAGAGGTTGGAATTTTGATAGAATACAATTGTGTTCGGAAGCGAATTGTTTAATTTCGGATTGTGTTGCGGTGTACGCGATATCGGTTTGTATAGTGTAAGTCATGTTTATCTCCTATTGATAAGTACACTCTACACTATTACAAATCGTTTGTACACGTTTTTGTTTCGTTTAAAAACAACGGATTGTAAATTAATCGTAATGGCCACCTAATACAGCTACGCTTTTTATTTCTCTATTATAAGCTTCTGCTTCTCGCTGTTTGTAAGCCGCTTCAAATCCGGCTGAGCCATATTCGTTTCTTTCAGTGTTACCCCATAATCTTGTTATATAACTATCGTATATCCTTTCTACTACCTTATCGCTTTCATTAATATTGATAAGATGCCCTTTTACTAACCAATTTAAACGATTAGCTTCTTTACGAACGAAAGGTGAACACATAGCACAACTCCTTTTTATAAGATATGTTATCTATAAAATGGTAGTGCTAACGTTAGCGCATTAAAAAAATATATTTAATCTGAGAGGGGATTATCGAGAGCTTCTTGTAATGTTTCTCTAAGATCGTCATCAAGCTTGTCCATTTTAAATTCAATCTCTTTGATGGTCTCTTTCATCACATTACGTACATCTTTCTCAGATGCTCTCACCGTAGCTTCTACCTCT